TGCAGGCACCACAAATGAGGCCGAATTTCTTTCAGACAATACGGGAAACCGGCGCTGGCACGTGATCAAGTGCGGGCAAGTGAACATTCCCAAGCTCGGTGCAGATATCGCCCAGATCTGGGCAGAGGCTGTCGCGCTGTATCGAAACAACGAAAGATGGTGGCTTGATGCGAGCGCATCATTTGAGCTCGAGGAGGCTCAGCAAGAGTTCCGACAGCAAGACTCTTGGGAGATTGCCATTCAGAAATGGGTGATGACGCAGGTGGGAGAGTTTACGGTCTGGGAAGTTCTTGAGAAGGCCATTGGAAAGGAATCCCAGAACCAGACCAAGAGCGACTGCATGAGGGTTGCTGCCATCTTGAGGAGTCTCGACTGCGTAAAGGGCAGGAGGTCCAGGATTAACGGCAGGCTGGTCTACCCGTGGAAAAAGCCCGGAGCAGAGCAGCAGACTATCGGGGGGTAGTGATATACTGTTGAAGATCTGCTGGCAGCAGCTCACCCAAGGCCTCGGACGTCCAGGATAGGCGCCCGGGGTCTTTTCTTATCTTTGAGGCCCGGTGAACCTGATCACATCGTCAAGCTTGCGATCGATTTCCTGGAAAAGCTTGTCTCTTTCAGCGTTATAGCGATCTACAACCTGATCATACCTCTCTCTTACTGCCTCAACTCTGTCATCACTTCGATGCTCAAGCTCTTCTAGCTGCTTCTGCCAGCCCTTGACCATATTGTCGTGTCGCTCCCGATCCTCTGCACGATGGCGCTCCATGCGCTCCTCGAGCTGCTCCTGGTGCTTGTTGCCCGTCCACCAGATGTATGCAAGCATCGGCACGAGGCCGAGTGTTTCGAGTGTGTTTATTAGCTGAAGGTCCATCTTCAGGCCCTCAGATTTATTCTTGAGAGACTTCCTCAGAAGCCCGATCTTCCGGCTGCTGAGAAGACTTTGATTCAAGGTCCTGCTCAACGTCTTCACTCATTGGCTCTTCAGTCACAAGCTCAGGGTGAATGTCCTCAAGGGCCTTCAGCCTTTCTTGCATGTCAACAAGCTCGGTAGCCCCGTACATCAGAGCTCCCACCAATGCGGCAATAGCGCCACCAGCCTTCTTGTTCTTCATCGTTCCACCAGGTCTTCAATAATTTCTATGACTGCAGCGATTGCTGCCTTTTCCTGTCTTTCGTTCAACAGAGGAATATTGATGTGTGAAGAGATTGTAGTCGCAAGCCAGTCTTTTCGCTTGCCTTCATCTTCGGGAAAGAGCTCGTGACCAAGCTGAACAGCTGCCCGCATGATCCTTCGCCTGCGCTCTCGTCTCTGTTCGCGTGTCAGTGGCATGGCTACTCCTCAATCAATGTATACGTGAACGTCTTCCACCCGCGCTGCCTCACCTGCTTGTGGCAGAGACGCATAAACTCCGCAAAACCCGCAGGATCAGAGAAGACGCAGCATCCAGCGCTCCACCTCTGATTCGTCTTCGAGATCTTAGTAGCGGATGAGCGATGGATATTCAAGGCGAACCTGCCCTCCTCGAGGGTCTCAGGATCCATGTCCAGGGTTTCGTCCATGTTCTTGTCGCGGAAGCACTTCATCTTTCCGGTCTGGACCAAGGCGTCATATCCCTTGTGTCGACCAAGCGAATGGCTCGCCTTGTACTGACCTGGGGCAGTTATCGCCGTGCCTTTGTCATGCCAGTCCTTTGATGCCGTCTTGAGGTAGTAGGTCCCAGGGTCTGTGGTGCAGGCCCACATGTGCTGGCGCCACTGCCCCTGACACTTGTAGATCAAGAAGATGCGGTCATCAAACTTGCCGGCCTTCCGCTCCTTAGAGCGCATGCCGATGATGTTCATGTCCCAGTCTCCATTCTGGAAGACTTTGTGACCCAGGGCTTCGACCCGCTCAAGCATGGGGGGTAGTCTCATTTTGCCTCCTATGGAGCTATGAGCTGCAGAGCGTATGAAATCAAAGCAACTCCACCCATGGCGGCGGCCACCTTTAAATCAAGCCTCTGCAGTCTCGTTTCAAGTTTATCAAGCCGAATCGACTGGAGCTCGACGTGGGCCTCCCGAGCTGCTGAGCGCTCGTCAAGGCGAGCCATGCAGATCTTGATCTCACCCACGTCGCGCCTGATGCCATTGGTGACGGCCCATACTTTGTCTATTTGCGCCTCAGACATTCTCAGCCCTCAGTGGTGGCAACTAGATCGTTGAAAATCTCTGCAAGTTCTGCCCGAAGCGCAGAGTTTCTATCAATGTCTGCTCGACGAGAATCAGGAACAAAGAACGATACAACAGTTCCCTCTCCAAGGTCCTCGATATCTTGACCCGTAGACTCATCGTGGGGGTGGACCTCAGCGCGGAACGCTTCGAGCTTGTATGCAAGTTCTGCCATGATGACCCCCTACAGGAATTGTTGGATGATGAGCTGCTTCAGGATTGCCGCCTGGCTGCCGTTGCTGTTGCTTCGCAGCATGATGCCGAGGTATGGGCCGCTATTGTTTGAGCCCTCATCCCAGTAGGTAGACCCGTCAGTAGCGAATGAGCCCTGTGCCATGATTCCAGATCCGGCATTCGTTCCAGAGCCGGGAGCATAGATCGTGGTCGTGCCCTCGGTGTATCTGAACTGCCACATGCCTGAGGCGCCCTCTTGACAGTCCATAACCATCGAGTCGGACTCGTTAGTCTGAACGTCGGCGTGCGTGACATCTGAGCCTGTAGAGTTCAGAGTCCCCTTGCGGATCGCCGGCTTGAGGACAAAGGTGCTCGCGCTGTTTCGCTTGTACTGGTACTTCAGCAGCGGCACCTTCTGCGTCCCTGCGTATGGCATCCCGCACGCCCACAGTCCAACAGCATCGTTATTCTGACTGTAGACGATGTCATCCCACGCCGCCGCGACTCTGAAGCGCGGCCATGACCCGTTAACCTTTGAGATTCCCGTGCCCTTAAAGAGGAAGACTGCAAACTGTCCGCTCTGATTTGGGAAGGAGAACTCCAGCCCTGACCCGTTCACAATTGCCGCTGTGCCCGTTGCGCTAAGCCCATCGAGCCAGAAGACATCCGAGCCGATCGTGTTTTCAGCCCCGTCAGTGAGGCTCTGGTTCGACATGCTCGAAAACGTCATATTCACAATATCAGTCCAGCCCCCAGCAGAGGCCACCTGCACGTCAGTCGATACCCGGTCAGAGGAGGTGAAGCCGTTGGAGTCGGTGACGGTCAATCGGCATGTATATGTTCCGTTTGTAGACGCATCGATTCCGGTGAGAGTGGCGCTTGCGCTGGTGGGATTAGTAATGCTGGCAGAACTTACCCCAGAAGGCTGGCTGACGACGCTCCAGGAATAGCTGTAAGGGCTCGAGCCATTTGTGGCAGACCCAGAGAGCGAGACGTTGTTATTGTTGGTCTGAGCAGTGTCTGTGCCAGCATTGGCTTTGACGCCCTGGCTCGCCCCGCCGCCGCCGCCCGAACTTGTGCCCGGAGTTGTTATTGTTGGTCTGCTTAGAGCCATCAGTCACCCCAGCCAACCAAGATGGCATACTCAGTGCTCACCGCGTTGTCTGATCCGCTGTTCGGCACTGATTTGTGGTAAATCGTGCCAGTGGAGCTGAAGCAGACCACTCCACCGGTGACCTGGTTGTCGCAAGTAGCCGCAGCAGTGTCGTTCTCAAGGAGAACGTTGATTCCGCTGCCACCGCTTGACCGCGTAAGTATTGGATCAACAGTCGAGCCGCTTCCGGATGTCAACTGGCACAGCTGCCGAAGCACTCTGAACTTCTGTACACCTATGTCAATGGTGGCCTCAGTCGAGGACGACACAGAGGTCTCTGAGATGCTGACGGCAATCTCGTTACCTTTTCTCGAAACAGTGACGGACATTTCTTCTCCTCAAACAATCATTCAGTCTGGAGTTATGAGTGCAGGGAATCCCTGTCGGGGATTGTATCAATCAAGATCGTGAACACCCAGCAGTCAACGTCCCAGGCCTTTGATACCACGGTGCAGACTTGATCGGTAAGGTATATATCCGAGTCCGTAAGGGCGATCATATCCCCGATCATAAGGTTTCCAAACGACGGAGCAGCTCGGTACTGGATCTTCTTCCTCGGGAAGGACTGGATTAAGGACCTCCACTTTGCAATCTTTGATGCTGTAGACCTTTCCCATACGTTTGCGGCCTCAACCGTCTCTATCAAGTCTCCGTATCGGCCAGAACTAACGACGCTTGCTATTGTCGAAAAGGTAAACTCGTTGTCTGGGTCTGATCCTACCGACGAAAACGAAGAGGCGTCGTTTGAGCTTGCGTTGACGGCATATCCGACGCGCACAGTGTTTATTAGCTCACCTGGAGCGCCTTCAGACTGAATGTGGCTGATCCTCTGGAAAGTTCCGCTTGCAGTAACCTTGTAGCAGTGCTCAGCAGTTGTGAACGGGTCATAAACTACCGGGTACAGGCCATTTGTGCCCTGCTGGATGGAAACCGGCAACATCTGCAGCATTTCTTCAACCCAATCCCAGACGTTTGCCTCAGGATCATTGATGAACCCGCTAAATCTGTACTGGTTCAAGTATGCAGACACAGCAGCCCAAGCAGCGTCGTCAACTTTCAAGCTAGAGTACCGTAGCGCCCATCTCAAAACATCCCCAGCACCACTGAGCTCACCGATTCCAAACGGGTTTTGAATTCCACCGCTTCCAGTGTTCCATATACAGTAGAACTCTCTTGACAGGCGTATTCCGTCTGATGCCCCAGATATGTCTGCAGTCGCTACAGCTACTCCATATCGGTCGGAGGTATTGGTCACGGTCGCTAGGTGGACGCCGTTTTCTTTGCCTGGATTTGTAATCCTAACAGTTTCAGCATTTACGTGATGCCCAGCAATAAGGAGCGTGTCGGCCCTAGATGTTCCATCTGTAGAATCGTAAGTGGTTGCCACAATGTAGGCAGGGCTCGCCTCTGCGGTGACGGTGACTGAACCGTCCGTCATGTCGAAAGCTTTATAAGGCCCAGGCTCTCCAAACACAATCGGGTACGCCTTTCCAGCATGAAAGTCAGCAATGTCGGGGTAGAGGGTGGCGAATGAAGACCAGGATACAATTCTCTTCTCAGATATGAATGTTCCAGAATCAGAGATAAGTCCAGAGTCGATGCTGAACGTAATGTACCCCTCAGACTCCTCGAGGAATCCGTACTGAGGCTCAGATACAAGGCCCGTTATGACGACAACCCTCTGCTCGTAGGTCTGCTGAATCGTGCCACTGACCTCCATGACATATGAGACCTCACAGGAAGCGGCGTCAAGCTGGTGCCCCTTGGCAATCATTTTGACTACGTCTTCGCCGATGTCGAGCTCCAGGCTCATGGTTTCGCTTGTCACGCTGGTGTTGAGCCTTTCAAGCGACTGCTCAAAGCTTGGAGGGTCCATTCCGCCATGAAACTCAAGAGACCCGCCAGCTGCCTTGGAGACACTCACTGGCTCACTCGACCGCCTGATGGTCTTGCCGGCAAAAGTCAGCTCAAGGAGCCAAACGACGCTTCCGCCAGCCTGATCTACGAGGCGCTGAGTCATCAGACAATCTCGTCAATGACGACAGACGCGATTCTGAACACTTCACCAGGATCCGATAGCTCATCACCCACGACAGACTCAAGCCTGGCAGGAGAGGACACTCGGCCAGCCACAAAGGAGTCTCTCCTGTTAAGCACAATCGTGTTTCCGCTCTTGGCCACAGACGGAAGGTACACTACAGGCTTATCAGGGCCGCTTAGAAGGCGAACAAGGCCTTCCATGACGTATGGGGTGGACCCGACTGCCGCAAGAGCCTGAGCTGACCCGTCAGCGCTTCCCTTAATGTAGTTGGGGTCTGGAGAGGAGCCCTGGGTCGAGCTAACGTCAACGCCGTCCGTCCAGGCGAACTGAACCTGCCTGACAGCAGGCCCGAAGTTTCTGGAGGTAGTGACACCGTCAGCCCTGCTCGAGACAGCGGTATTGGCTGTGGTCTCAATGATTCTGCCCCAGGAGTATTGATTTCCAAAGGCTTCGACCCACCCAAGAATAATGTTTCCGATCTCAAAATAAGAGTCCGCACAGGTGGTCTGTGCGGGTATTTTCAGACGATATCCTGAGTACAGGGCGCCATTCATCTTAGCTATGATGGTCGCATTTTTTGGGATAACGTATCCAGAGTTCCCGCTGGTGTTGTCGGAGGTTGTGACCCCCTCAAGGACGATCTGCGGGTACTTTGTGGTGGTGGTCCTGTCCCACTTGCCAGATGTGTTTGCGCTGATTCTCCGGTACTGTACGTCGCTTCCGTCGTCAAGCGCGAATGTGGACCCCTCAAGCTCGTTCATGTGCAGAAAGACCTGAGAAGCCGACCCGGTTCCTGGCCGCACCACATTACCCTGCTTGTCAAACTGCAAAGAATCAAGCCCGCTCGAGGTGTCAATATTTGCGATGGTCACCCAGCTTGCGGTGCCCTGATCAAATCCCTGGAGAACCGCTGTCTTAAAGTTGATGTTCATCAGGCAGATTCCGATCACGTCGCTGCCTGGAAGGCTTTCCTGGTTTTCAAGCAAGGCTTGATCAAGGGCCAAAGCAATCGTCTGCTCAGACAAGTCGGTCGACCTCCAGGTGGTCCTGGGGCTCGCTGATTGCGATGGAAACACATTCTCAATTCGATACCCGTATCGAGTCGAGATGTTGTACTGGTCACCGTTGATTGACGGGCCGTCGTGAGCTGTAATGTACACTCCTCCGTCCACGTAGGACCGAAACCCCCTTCCAGCATAGGGTCGACCGTAGAGGCCTCCGGGGTTGCTCTGTGAAGCGATATTTCCTCCGCACTGCACGCTTCTCATCACGTTGAAGAACTTCCAGTTGCTGTGCGTTGCTATTGAGGCACCATCAAGATTGTTGCCCCAAATCAACTCATTTGCGCTTGCAGGGCTTGTCGTCTTGCAGGCCAAAGTGCTTCTCGATGCGCCCAAGACCCAGTTCTTATCAGTGTCTGAGCTTGATACTCTGTGCCAAAGCCTGATCTTGCCATTGTTGGTGCTGGCGTCTCCGCCGACAAACGAAACAAGAAACTCGCGCTCTGTGCCCATGTCTAGCGTAATTGTCTCCACAGTAGTGGATGCAACCTCGTCCTTCACCACTACGGCGTTCGCCTTAAACCTGATCGAAACCCTCCAGTCTCCAGAGGCCCCATTGGCAAGCCTCATGCTCACTGCCACGCTTTGGTTGGAGGACGCACCAGGCAAAGTCGTGGTCAAGGCAAAGTTGAGTATGTACCCTTCTGACAGGTCTGAGGCAGGAGTAGCCAGCGTGTAGTAGATCCTCCCTGTCCCATTTGACGTCAGCTTGAGATTTGCATCGCTGGTGAGCTCTTCTGCATTAGTTCCTGAGGCAGTCTTGGAGTACAGGTCGCTTGACTCCGCAGGAGACTTTACTGGAATGTATGTCTCAACAAACGAGCCCCTGTTGTTCAGCTGAGGCCCGTAGCCAGACACTGGGTTGTATGAAACCGTGGAGGGGCTTCCCAGTTTGAGGCTTATTATGCTGTTTCTGTAGTCAGTGAGAGTCACTGCGCCGCTTGATACAGTACAAAAGATCTCCATCTGACCGCTGCACATAATGGCGCACGGCCTTTCGATTTCCCACCCGCTGGCATCAGACCTTCCCAAGTTAGACCAAACCCCAAGCGGGCCTGTGGTTGATACAAGGTCGTTCTGTCCAAAGTCCTCTATTGTGACCCCGCCGTCTACGCTGCGAACTACCGCGCCAACCCTAGTGTACGTGGAGGAAGAGACTACAAGCTTGGTCACAGCCCAGTAAGCGTAGATGGTTCCGTCGTCCGATACCACACATGCCGGGTAGTCCTGGCCCCCGCCCCCGTAGCTTAGGACTATGCCGGTGCCAGGCGTATAAGATTTTCTCGTAATCTCCGCGAGCTCAAGTCGCGTAAATGCGGAGCCCATTCGGAGAAACCGGATATGCGCCGTGCCAGCGCTTGATGCCAGTGCCTGAAACACGACGAACGAGCCATTTGCGTACACAAGATCAATCGACTCACCGTAGCCGTCGCCGCTGCCTGTCAGCTCAGGACCTTCAATAAGCGAAAATGTTGCCCCGCCAGTATCCGATGCGTACTGTATATAGGAACCGCTTGTCGATCCAAGGCTGTCAACGCACACAAACATGGAAACTTGGCCACCACCATACGCCACCCTCAGATCCTCAAGCTCCCAGCCGCTAGTACCAGAGATAAGTATCGGTTCTGGAAGCACCCCTGACGAAATCAAGGTCCAGCTAGCTCCATTGTCGGCACTTCTGTATGCGACAACCTGACCAAGGCTTCCGGTCTCTGAGAAGAAATACAGAAGAATAGAAGAGTCGGGCAGTTTTAACAGTCTTGGGCAGAACCTGGCGTTCATGCCTGAGGACGGTGCTGAGCTTTGGGTGTGAACAATTACTGGAGAAGAGAACGAGAGAGACGAGCTTGACCTTACTCGGGTGACGACGGTGAAGGCTGATCCAGTGTTCTTCTGGTACGTCAACACGCACGTCTGATCGTCTAAGACAACAGCGTGAGGGTTGAATCTGTCATTGGTGCTCCAATCCACAGCGTCAAACCGCGATATGGCGTTGGGCACGTTGTACCCTCGATACTGAGCCCCTCCTTCAGAGCTCTCTTTCCACGCAAATGAAGAATTTGAACCGGGCGCAACAAACCCTTGCCCAGTTGTCTGCAAATTGAGCGTCTTTGATGCAGCCTGCCTGCCGCTCGAGGTAAGCACGAGCTGGTAACTTCCCTGAGGCTCGGGGACGCCTGGCTGTGGGTCTGCCTGAGAAAAGCTGGACTGAGACGACCATATGGTAGTCAGCCTCGGATCTGGGACCAGGATGCCCCGGAAGTGCGACTTTGAAACATCAGACCCCATCAGTAACTCCTACGCCCGACCGGAAACTCTCTCTGTTTCGTCACGATATTCCGAAATGACCCTCCTCTTCGATATTCATCTTTAATGAACCTGTCGAAATGCTTGTAAGCGGGCACTACAACCACCTGGGAACCTACGGTCCCGCCGCTGTTGAGGGCGTTGACGCCTTGCTCACCGAGGGCCTCTGTGGCGCGACGGTTGAGGACAGCCTCTCCAGGCAGGAGATTAGCCGAAACCTGGTCTCTCGATTGCGCCATAACGCCGCCCCGGACCACACCACCAATATCGAAAGAGGGTTGCTCGGCAGCGATTGTGGCGACTGTTGCTGCAGTTGTGACCGCAAGGGCCGCAGCCTCTGCCAGGTTGACCGGAGTGATTCCGCCATCCTTGAATGTGGCAATCCCGGCTACAGCCCCGGCAATGATTGCCTCTGAAATGGCTGCAGCCTTTGCTGCCGCAAACATCCTCTTCTGCGATTCTACGCTTTGAAAAGTAATCGCCTCGTCAAACGCCAGAATAATCGTCTCCATGCCTCCAAAAACGTTCTGCATGGCTGACAGATTGTTCAGCAGCTTCTCCATGCGCTCATCTTCAAGCTTGTTTAGTTGATCTCGCTGGTCGTCCGCGTACTTGTCTTCAAGCGCTTTCTTGGCGTCGAGGAACTCCTGCTCTATCTGCAACTCCTCGTCTTTAGCAGCTTTAACAATGTCGTGAGTTTCCGCCTGGGTCGCCATGGCGTCTTGGACCGACTCGGCCAGAAGCTCCTTTTGTCTGCTGTAGTACTCTTCTAAAGCCTTAAACTCCTCCTCAAAAGTATCCCTCGCCCCTCCCTCGCTGATTGACTCAATTGTCTCCAGGGCTGACCTAGCCTCTCGTGCGAGGGACTTGATGCGCTCCTCTTCTTCCCTCATCAGCTGAAAGCGGGTAAGAGTGAACTCCCGAAGCTTGGCATCCTTTAGCCGCTCGGTAGCCTCCATGACCTTGGCGTCTTCCTTGTACTTCGCCACCAGCTTATCAAGCTGCTCCATCTCCCTTTCATGGGCGTCCTCAAGGGCAATGATTGGGTTCTTGAGCGCGTTCTCGGTGTCGAACGCCTGCTGCTCGAGTTGCTCAAGAAGGCTTAGTCGCTCACGGGCGCGAGCCTTTCTCTTGGCGGCCAACTCTTCTTGTTCTCTAGCCTGATGAGCCAGTAACTCAAGCTGTCTCTGCGCCGCGATAATTGCCAGCTGGCTGATGTCGATAAACTGACCAGTCGATATGTTGACAGCTCCATACGACTTGCTGACCCCGTCAGTCGTCTCTGACAGCGCCTTAAACATGTCTGTGCTTTGAGAGCCAGCTGCCCTGAGATCATCCATAGCCATATTCAAGAATTCAACCGTGGTATGAAGCCTTTTTTTCTGGTTTGTGCCCTCGACTACAACTTCCGCCTCTTTCTTGAACCGTTCCTCAAGCAGGCTGAGCGCGTATTCGCTTTTCTGATATCCACCAACTGCCTTCAGCTGTTCGCCAGTGCTTTCGTCAACCAGGCCGGTAAGAACCTCAATTGCCTTGGCTCCAGTGGTAGCGCTAACGTCGACCTCAAGCAGAGCCATGGCGTGTGCCGTGGCTGCATGCGTTGAGGCTTTCTGCATTGTGTTGGTGTGGTGCAGTTCTGCCGAGAGCTGCTTGAGCCTCCTTTCAGTGTCCGCTATCGCAGCGATCTCTTTCTCATAGGCTACCTGAAACTCAGCTAGAGTTTCCTTCTGGCTCGCCCGCTTCATTGCCTCTTTTCGCTGCACGCGCATAGCGCGCTCAATGGTCTGAGTCCTCTTGCGTAGCGCGATGTCTTGCTCGGTTATTTGCCCAGTCGCGACGGCAAGCTGATCGCTCATCGACATTTCGAGCTTCTCCATGTTTAGGAGAGAGCTGATTGTGACGTCGTAACCGTCAGCGAGCTGCTGGTTCTTGTCTATGACCCTTTGCTGAGTAGCCATTAGCTCAGTGTATGCAGCGGTTCCGGCAGCTGCGGCGGCAGCTATTACCAGGCCCTTGGGGCCAAGCTGCGTGAAGGACAAGATCAATTGCTCGCTTGCCCCGGTCAAGTCCCCAACTACACGTAGGTTTTCAGCCAAAGCTGGGTTCACCTGATCAATGACAGAAGCAAACGATGAGAAAGCGCTGTCCATGCGCCCCATAGCATCGGCACCACTCTCAAGGCTTGATACCTGCATCCCAAGAATCTTCCGATTATCACCAATCTTTTTTGATGCCTTCTCGGTCGACTTAGCCAGTGAATCCGTGGCCTTAGAAGACTTGCCTTGAGCTGAGGTTAGCCCGTCAGTCGCAGTGGAGGCCTTCTTGGTCTCGGCCTCGACCTTCTTCATCGCGTCCTGGGCGGACTTGCCTGTTTTCTCGAAGCTGTCTTTGGCACCACCGAGGCCGGCTTGCAGCTCTTCAATATTCTTCGAGACCTTTTCGAGAGCCTCGGTCAGATCTTTCGCGTCACCCGTAATGGTAATTTCAATATTTTCGCCAGGACCAGCCATGCTTCAGCCTCCTTGAACACGAGTATACCGTTCCCGTGCCTTATCCCAACGACGACGCTTGGATTCTTTCTCCTTTCGCGCCTTCTGCTTGGGCGTTTCGTTGTGAAGCCTCCAGTCTGCGAGCAACCTGAGTCTCATGTGCTTATCCAGGCTCGAATACCAACCGGGCTCCTTGCCCCAGAACCGGTCGATAGAGAAGGCTACCCGGTCAGCCGATCCTCGGTCGCTTCTGTAAAATCCTCCATCTGAACGATTTCCTCCTCAGCCATGAGCTCGGAAGAGGCCCACGCCAGGTAGGCAGACCCGAGGTTCAGAAGCTTCATGTACTTCACGCCATGGGCGCCCATCCAGTCGATGACCTGGTTGCCGTAGGCAATAAAGTCACCAGACGAGATGTCGTACTCCGGAAGGCCAGCTACCGCCTCGTTGGATCGGTCGATTCCGATTCCAACCGAGGCGGCGGCCAGCTTGGAGAACACCTTGGTGTTGTCCTCTACCTTCTGAGCGTCCGCCACGGCAAACCATAGATCAACCGCAGCGGACATGCTCTTAGGGAAATCAAGCCCCACAGGGCTGCCATCGACAGAGAGTGTTTGCTCAAACATCATTGCTCCTTTTCAGATCAAGTAGGCTCGGTGTAAGCGACTCCACCATGGATCTCAGCGCTCACGCTGATGGTGTCTGGGTCGCCTTCGCTGAAGCTCCAGGTGCAGAGGCACTTGGAAGCAGTGGCGACGTGATCGTTAGAATCGCCGTGGGCTGTTCCTTCCACGGTGAACTCGATGTCGATCAAGAACTGCTCATATCCAGCACCGCCAGTCGAGGTCAGTGCCACAGGGCCAGAGTTATCGAGGAAATCGATGATCGATCCAGCGGACTGGTCGGTAAACTCTCGCATCATGACGGTAAAGCTGAGGGTAAGGACAGGGTCGTCACCCTTTCTCAAGCCGACAATCGTGCCGCGATCTCGAATTACAATGCGGTCAGCCTTGGACCCACCGTCGAACGATAGATCACCGTTCTCATATGCAACAGTGTAGACGTTACTGCCACCATCTTTGAGTTTAATGGTTCCGTCTCTACGGACCTTGACAACGGTTGATTCAGCCATTTCAGACTCCTAAGTAATGATGGTCATGCCGCTCTTTGGCGAAGCTCGAGGGGTGCGGGTGGTTTTGGGTAGTTGTCCCACAGCTCCAGCGACGGCCTCAAGGATCCGCTTCTCAAGCATCGGGATGTGGATTGACAATATCATCTTTTGGATGACGAGGTGCTCTGGTTCAGCTCCTCGGTTCCTTTTGACAAGACTGACATAAGGGCGATTCTTGTATTTGGCGGCAGCCTGAGAATTTCCCTTCCGAGAATAATACTCCGCTCGCCAGTCTACCGCATCGTTAGTCAGCTTTATGGTGTGCAGATCTTGATCTATCTCTACATCTATCTTCCATGCCGGACCAGATACCGGGAATGTACCAGATGGCCGGCCTTTGTAATCCCACCCTGTCCATCTTGCCTGAGTGTCTTTGTGGATGTCCTTCGCAGTCTCTCGGATCACATCTGCCGTTACCCGCTGCACCTCGGGCTGCAGAGTGCTCAAGTCAGGCATGTTGAACTTGAAGTCTGCCTTCATCCGTATTGCCTCGCGATCTCTTCTAGCGTGGGTGGTGGTGGTTGCGGTCCAACCAGATCTTCCCTCGTCCTCTCGGTTCGTTCAATCTCTTTCTTGAGATCTCTGAGCAGCGCAGGCTTCAGCTCATTGAACACCTCGGGCACGAGCTCCTGCCACAGAGCTCGCCCGAGCCATCTCCAGTTCGACCTTCGAACACCTTTTCGGTGGACCCAGTCTGCATACCAGGCCTTGTTCTCGAGGAAGAATCGAGTATCGCCCACCGATGAGGCGTCCCTCCATGACCATCGAACGATTGAATACCCGGTCAGGATGGGCCAATCCTGCTGTATGCGCTGAACCATCTCCCACGCATACTGGTTGAGGATGTTGTTCTCCCGGGTCGTCATCCGGCGATGTGACCCGTGCTTTCTCTTGATGAAGCGGTCAATCGATTGGAGCTTTATTTCAACCGAGACCTCGCCCATCAGATCACCATAGTCAGGTTGTACACCACATCCAGGCTGAACCTCTGAATGTAATATGCACCGCCCGACGCGTACTCTGACGTGCTGGCGCCCATTGTGATAGCTCCCTCTTGCGTCAAGGCAGTTCCAGATGCGTCAAGGTACTTCAGAGCCTTGTGGAGGTCCTGGAGCGCCTGAGTGATGGCTGTCTGACCGCTGTTTGGATTCAGCCTATGGCCGAGCTCAATCTGAAACCGGTTTGAGACCCTGAGTCCGGCCACCGTTGGCTTGAATCGATCTGGGTTCGATGAAGGCCCGAGACTAACCATGCGGACAGAAAAAGACCGGTTCATCTGCGGCGCAGACGAGTTGGAAACGCCCAGCGGGCTAACAGCCTTGGTGAGCCCTGCAGCCTCGAGCCTGCCGATAATTGCAGATAGCGCTGAATCGGGGGTCATTAGTAATTCCGTCGAGACCTATTCCGCCGAAAGCTTAGTGGAGTCAGATAGGTGACTGCTGGTACTGACTGCTGCCTGTCACTTAGCTGATTGTCCTCGTCAGAGTCAATCCGGCTCCGCAGCTTTGAGTAGGCCCGCTCATATTGCTGCTCATAATAATCCGAGAGCTGCATATATCGGTCGCCTGCATTGAGCAGCGTGGCGTAGTCCCGAAAAATCAATGCCAAGGAGCGGGCAAACATGACATTGCGAAAAGCGCTCGGAGTCCGGAGTCTCCAGAAATAACTCTGCTCAGAGTACATTCGATTCGTCACGTCACTCCACGCATCGTCGATGTACTGCTGACAGCTGGTGACTCCAGAGGCCAGAAGGTTGGCCACGTCAGAGTGACGATTGACTAGGTCCGTCTGTCCAATGGGGGGGTAAAGTCTCGCAACACAGAGGCAGGCGTCATTGTTGAATCGGTAAGTCTTCCCGCCGATCACAACATCGAAGCGCACGAGCCAGGATGGCCCGAGCGTCTTTCCGCTGGTGTCTCCCGCAGCAACAGTCCCCGATACCGTTCCGCCGCTCTCAGTGGCCGTCTGACCGTCGATGATGAGGTTTCCCCCGGAATCGTACAGGTAGAACTTCGCTGAGGCTACAGTAGGCGCAGAGCCGCCTTTCTCGAGGGCTACGGATACGGTCTGGGATTTGTTCTGCTCGATAAGGGTAGGCCCCCGAAATCGGGCACTGTAAAGGGTGTCCGACATGGGGACCTCCTATCGATCAGGTGGGGGAGCCAGAGACCATGAAGAACAGGGACCAACCAGAGGATGCGCCAGCGGCCACATCGTCAGATGCGTACACGATCGCCATATCGTTCTGATCTGCCCTGCCCACCTCGGCAGAACCGTTGGGCTGACAGATGATCAGCACTTCCTCACCCGTGTTGGCAATAACGTAGAAGCGACCTTTGACCAGTCCACCAGGCAAGATCACAGACTTGTTTCCACCACCCGGATCGAGAGCTTGTGCGATCGAATCCTTCAGGGTGAGCGTCTTGTCACCAGTCAGGGACTCTGCATTCCAGGCTCCAGGCAGCGCAAGGGGGCGCGGGATCTTGAAGGGGTTTGAACCGTTAAATGCCATTTCATCCTCCTACGGATATTCCCGGCATGGGATTAAAGTCTACTTCTTGTCAGACCGTCTGTCTGCGCGAATAGCGCACTCGACAGCCTTCTTCTTAGCCTTGTTCGCGTCTGCACCGTTCTGGACCATGTGCTGGACCATCCGGTCGATCTGCTTCCGGCGCCCGTCCTTCTCGCCGCTCATTGGCTTTCCTTGAGCGGATCTGCCACGCGCCTGCGGGGTGCTTTAGGCTTACCCTTGGCCGCCTTGATCTTCTCCTTCTGCATTCCGCCCCAGAACTCCTTCATGTCGGCCAGCTTCTTGACCTCTGAATTATATTTGTCCTGAAGATGCGGGTTTCGATTAAGCTTGGCCCCGATCCTCTCGGTGCGAGTGACCTGCTTTGCCAGCATCATCTGATATACCTCGGGAATCAGCGGCTGGACGATGCCCGAGTCTCTGAGCGTGGCCCGAAAGGCCTGCCACTCATCTCTCCTTGAGGACCAGATGATCTGACCGTCCGGAAGCACGGTGGCCTCCGAGCAAAAGTCGCAGTACCACTTCGCCCCGTTCTCACAGTCGTAGTACTGCACGTATCCCTCGTACTCGCCGAGTCGAGAGTCAGTCGGATTGATATACGTGCCACCCTTCTGGGTCACGCCGATGATGACCGGGGTCATATCACCGTTCTTACCGACCCCGTTGCATCCGGGGACTGCCACCACCTTCTTGGGGATGGGCAGGAACCCATACTCCATGTCCACAAACTCCCAAGACTTGGGGTAGTGAACGTACACAAACCGCTTTCCAGGCCTGGTGCCCCTGCGGATCGGTAGACCATGGACTTCTTTGACGTGTGCCTTCTCACGTTTGGGTTGCGTGAGGCGCACTGTTGATTGCTGCATGTCTGCTCCTTAGAAAAAAGGGGAGCCCCCCAATCGAGAGGCCCCCCAAGAATGAATCACACGTCGGAGACGATCTCGACTCCGCGCTCGTCCTCTGCCTCGACCACCGATGGGTACATGTTCGCAATGCAGGTGCTCATTGCGTTGCCCGCATCACGGTCCAGCTCGACCAGGATCTCGTTGGCGTCCACAAGAATGTTGTCCTGAGGAATGTAGCTCTGGAGAGCCCGAACGGGGGCCATGGTGTAGGCGAAGCATCCATCGACAAACATTGCACCGGAATAGTCTTCGTTGGTGTTGATCTTGGTCACGCTATCGCTCTGGTAGAAGCGAATACCGAGGAAGTCACCTTGGTAGCCTGGGCCTCGAGACTGAAGGGTCTCTGCAGTGGCTTCGCGGAACTGAAGAGCACCCGTCTCGCTGCGAAGCGAGGAGCGGAAGTCATTCATCTGCTGAGCCTGGAGGACGGCCGTGTAGGGACCTGAGGCATTCTCAGTGTTGAGCTGAAAGAGCGCATCGTAGATGGTATCCACGTCCAGGTCGACACCAGTGCTTCCAACCGAATTAGTCAGGCTTGGGAACAGGTTGCAGAGGAGGTCGGTCATGGTGAGACCTGCGCCTTCTACAAGCTTGTTAACCACGCTATCGATATCGATGGGGCCACCGGAGATGCCGAAAAGGTCGGTCACCTGGTACTGGCGAGCATAGCGAGCGACCTGCAAGGAGAACTTGCTGGTGGTGTACGCGCTGTTTACGATTCCGCCCGATGTCTCGGAGGATGCTTCAGCGAATGCGCCCGGAATAGCGTCCAAAGTGATGTCCATCTTGTCGGAGCCGACCGCGCTCCATGGGATCAGAGTCATGACGCTACGGAGATCCGTTGCATCGTAGAGCTGCTGACGCACGAGAGCAGATAGAACTGCGGAGATACGCCCACCGGTAGACGATAGGCCACTAAAGGTAATTTCATCAGCCATTGTAATAGGCTCCCTGAGTAGTGAGATGTTGTTCAACACCCACTATCGGGGGGCGTCACCGCTACACTCCAAGGCTATCTCTTGACAGCCCACGATGTCAAACAGAAGGTCCCTTGATCAGGCCTTCTGCGGCGAGAGCCTTCAAGATTGCGTCCCTCGAGGCCCCGAGGCCAGCTCCACCATTGCGAGCCATGGCCGCCTTGATGTCGTCTGCCGACCAAGACGTGCCGTTGTTACGCACGGGCTGATCTGTCCCGGCATTGGGGTTGCCCTTGAGTTCCACAGCGGGTGCTGCCTTCTCTTCAACCTTGGCTTCGACCTTAGGCTCCGCCTTAGGCTCCGCTTTGGCTTCCTGCGTCTTCAAGAACGGTGCAAGCAGCGGAGAAGGGTCTTTCTGCTGCCCAGCCATCCAGGTCGCAAAATCTCCTGGGTCTTTGGCCTTTCCAAAGCGCTCGCGGACGAACTCTCGGATCTCTGGATCGATAATCCCAGCAGAGATCAGCGCTATGTCCTGCTCATGCACGGACGATGTGGTGTCCAGCTTGGAGTGGGCCTCGGCCAGAGCTCCTTTGAGGCCTTTCACTTCCTCAAGAACCTTGGATAGCT